ATTTTTTAATTTATATCTATAGCTATTTGAGTCTTGAGCAAAAGTACCTAATGACCCTCCAGAGCCATAAGGAGCTAAAGTAGCTGACAACCACCTCGTCTCATAAACAGGCTCTTGTATAAGATTAGCATTGTCAAAGGTAGGTACAGACCAAGTATGCCCAGCACCAGCGGATAGGGTAGCAGCAAATCTTCCTATATTAACATAATTATCTCCAGCAGCAGCATTGGTTATTGTAGATATTCTGGCATATCTTTCATTTGTAGTTGTAGTGTTAAAGTCAGAATAAAGTCTAGCATAGGGGATACGAGCATATCCTAAAGTTATTCCATCTGTAGCATTGTATCCAATATAAGCAAAATAATCTATTTCTCTTGTTGCTAACTCAGCACTTCCAGCATTAAACCAATTAGTTCCTGCATTGGCAGAGATAGATAGTGATGAAGTTATCCATCTTAATTGATTCCCAATCCATATTCCGACAGGGTTAGTAGCACTAGGGTCTGTATCGGTTAAGGTCTTTATAGCTACAGTTAAATTGTTTGAGGCTACTGTAGGCACTATTTTACCATTGATAAGCCCTTGGTTTCTTGCCCCAGTAGGTGCTACAAACACAGACCTTCTTGTATCTGTAATATTAGCATCGGTGATTGTAGTCACAGATATCCCAACAGCTACTTCAGCTAGTTTATAGTGGGAAGCAGGTGTGGCAGGTACAGCTGGTGATCCAGAAGGTGTCCCAGCTACAGCTATTATACTAGCTACTCCAGTTGAGGCATCTACTTTTAGACAGATTATATCTATTCTTGCCTGTACTCCAGAAGCTCCAATAGTTACAGTTTCATTGGCGTCTGAATAAAACTCATACATTACATTGGCATTGCTACCTGATCCATAAAAATACCCAGTCCCAGGAGCTACTACCACACTCATCCCAGGAGTACCTGATTGGGTGACTTTCATTCCATCAAAAGCTACACCTTTGTTTATAATAAAATTTCTATTAGTACGAGATAAATCCTCTGCTGAAGTTGTATATGTATCTCTGTAGCTTACATCTATTGCCATATATCTATATTATTACTTAATAGATATAGTTTACCATCTGTTGCCTACCAGGTTGTCAAATCTACTCTTCTCCAAGTGTTAGTTGCTATACATATATACAAATGAGTGGTATTAGCTGCTATTTCACCAGTTGTTCCACTTGATGTAGTAGTTGCGGGAACTGATACAAAAACTATTTGTTGAGCCTGTAAAGCTGTTAAAAAAGGAATATTTATAACATTTGTCCAACTATCCCAAGTTATATCCATTTGAGCAGTTATATCTCCACTAGGATTATTTGTATATAATCTAATAAGATCTTTTCTTATTTCTATTCCAGAAGCATTAGGCCCTAAAACAGGTTCTCCTACTGATACATTATCACCAGCTACATTAGCTCCCGTATTTGTAGCAATAGTCCTTTGCTGTCTTTCTAAATCACTTACTCTTTGCTGTAAGTCTTTTATTGTTTGGATTAAATCTTGTTCTTGTATACTTGTGCTCATATATTTTATATTATAGGTGATATTGTTAACTTTATGCTTTCCTCTCCTGCATTTGAAACTCTAACATCTATGCCATATATTCTCATAGTGGTATTTATATCTACATAACCATATTTTATTCTAATTGGCACTATATCCCCTACATCGTACTTACCAAAATCATTATAGGCATTATTAAGAGTTATATCATAAATTGGTTGTTCTGTCTTGTGGACTCTAATATATTCATCTGCCTTCTGGTCTAATGTAGCTTGCTCTGTTACCGATTTGTCTTGCTTTCTACCTTCTAATAATCCTACTGCATTAATTAAAACATTGTCAGTTTGTGTAGATGTAAGCCTTGCATCTCCTAACCCTTGTCCTTCTACCACTATGCTGTTAAACATATCTGATAAAGTCCTTTTTCTGCTCCAAGATTGTATATTATTTTTTAACCCCTCACCATATTCTAATCTAAAATCTGTGATTGTAGATCCTCTCTTAGCATATACATTAAATACACCTAAAGTATTTATTTTTATACTAGGAGTTATAAGAAAGTCAAACCCATTGATTACCTCTGTTAATTGGATAATCTTTTCACCTATACTCTCATCAAAATACTGTCTATCTCTATTCTGAGTAGTCTCTATTGTCCCCTGTGTCAGCCCTAAATTACCACCTGTAAGCCCTTGTGTAGTGTTAATCAACCCCCAAGCTATAGTCCCTGCATCTGTAGCGGTATACGTGTTAGAAGTATACCGTTTTTCACTTAATATATGGAATATCTCTGTGCATTGTATAGTCACATCCCCATCATCACTAGCACCCTCTTGTATTTCCCATACTACCCCCGCCCATATTAAAACATTTTCTCTATATATAAGCAGTCTTGTCACCCCAAGGTATATATCAAATCGTTGTAACCTTTCAACTGTGATAGGTACAGTAAAACTAGCCTTACCTGCTCGGTTAAGCTGATAAGAATATTGTCTATTCATCACCTCTGGGAAGATTTCTTTCTGCCCAGTTCTATAATCCCATAAGATATATTTATATTCCGACATAAGTGTTATACCAAGTTATTATTGCCTTAGTGTCTGAAGTAGCTCCACTATCTACATATAATGCAAGATTGTTATTTCCAGGAGCTAAAGTAATAAAGTTAGAGTCAGATGTTACAAATTGATAAATAGATACACCTTGCTGAGTGACTGTTTGTGTAGATCCAAACACTTCTATAATTTGCGCAGCGGTTAAAGTTAATCCGTCCACCTTAAAGATATCCCCAGTTGTTTGATTAAGAATAGTAAACCCTTCACCAGGGCCTATAATCTGTATATCTACTGTAGCATATCCATTCCCAGCATTGGCTAAAGTTCCTGACCCTGATACAGTTCCTAGTAAGACAGGCAATGTCCAAGGCAAAACTGCCCCTGTCGGCACTCCTGCTTGTTCAAGAGTAATAGAGTTTAAGTTTCCATTAGTAATCGTTCCAGAAGGCACATATATTGAGAAACCTATAGTCTGATATGCTCCTGTCCTCTCACCTTCATTGACACCAGTTCTAAGATATCCCTCAAAAGTATAAACTTGACTATCCTCAGTGGTATAAGCAAAACTTACTATCTGATTAGTGTTTGGATATATAGCTTTTAATAAAGCCTGTCTTTTGATATAAAAGTCATCTATATCTGTACCTCTGACCGCTATATCTATGCTTATCACCTTACTATGAGTGTAATTGGATACAAACCCTGCCTTATTGCTTTGAGGTATGTTATATGAGGCAAATTCAAGCCCACTAATTAGAAGCCCCTCTATATTGGCTAAATGATACTGACCTCCTATTGTAGCTGTAATTCCATTAAATGCTAAAGTTTCCATATTATGATAATCTTAATTTTTGTGCCATATAAGAAGCCCCTAATTCCCAGTCTACTCCACTCTTAATATTCATAGTCTCAATGGTAATACCACCACCCCCAGCTGTCATCTTTCGGCTTTCTTCATTAGTAAACACATCAGTCCCTTTAGGTAGATTGACAAGTTCTGGGCCTCTCTCACCTACTACAGCTAATCCTCCAGAGAAGTTTCTAACACCATCAGCAAATCCTGGTATTTTGCCTTTCAAAAAGTTTCCTAATCCAGGTATATTTCCTAACCCTTTCATTTTGTCCATTATATCTGTTAATGCTTTGGGCATTCTAATATTTCCTAATGCTTGGATAAGTCCAAATACAGAGTCTTTTAATTGATTAAATCTATCTTTTACCCATTGTATTTTATTTCCTAAAAATGTCCCCTCAGCAGTAAGTGAACTCCAGTTTCTCCATAGAGTGTACCCTATAGCAATTAAGGCGGCTATTGCAATAACAATCCAACCTATTGGACTTGTGATAAAAGCCAAGACAGCTGCAAATCCACCTGTTAAAGCTGTAGATATTGCAATCATTGTGTTATATGCCAACAAAGCTCCTCTAACAATACTTAAACTAATTACAAAAGATCCAAGTGTCACCATTACTACTTCAATAGCTATTTTATGTTGATTGTACCAACTAATTAAATTTTCAATAGTTGTTCTTAAATTGTTTATAGCCGTAACAATATTGTTATTTATATCCTGACCTACTTTTGCCCAATTTATTGCTCCAAGTCTTTCATTAAGATAATTAACACCTTTCTGTACAAGAGATAATAAGCTACCCTCTACAATAGTTCCATCTTCAGCAAGCCCTACTAACCCTGCAGCCATATTGCTTATATTGTCCATCAAAGTTGAGAATGTACCATTTAGAGTTTGTGCTCCTTTATCCATCCCCTTGTAGAATAATCCTCCTTCACTGGTGGCAGTTTTAAAAGCATCAGCTACCATTTCCGTGGTTATCTTTCCTTCTTCCATCTCTTTCTTAAGAGTTTTCATAGATTTCCCAGTCTTTTCAGATATAATCTGCAATGGGTTAAATCCCTGATTGATCATCTGAAGCAAATCCTGCCCCATTAATCTTCCTGTAGATTGTACCTGTGAAAAAGCTAATGTTAATCCTTGCAATTTTTCTTTATTTCCCAAAGATATATCTCCAAGCATTTTAAGATTTTTTTGACTATCTTCTACAGATATTCCAAAAGATAACATTGTTTGAGTAGCTTTAGCTAAATCTCTAGTTTCAAATGGAGTAGTAGCACCCATCTTTTTAAGATCCATAAATACTTTACGACCTTTTTCTGCACTCCCTGTAAGAGTTTCAAAACTAGCAGATAATGATTGTAATTCTCCAGCTGTTTTAATTCCAAAAGTAGCAAATCCAACTCCAGCTACTCCTATTATTTTACTAGCATTAAGAGCCGCAGTCCCTATCCTAGCAAAAACTGCCCCTATTCTTTTTCCAGCATTATTAAGTCCACCAGTAAACCCTTCTACTTTATTTTGTGCCTGTTGCAAACCTTTATTAAGACCTGAGAAGTCTCCATCAAATTGTGCTACTACTGCTCCTGCTGATAATGCCATATATATGTTAATTTATTACTTATATCTTACCATCTGTTGCCTATCTACTCCCTAGCAGTCCTTTCAATCTATCCAAATTCTTTTCTATATCTTGCGGTTTTGCCTGTTTATTTTCTAGCTTCATCTTGATCCTCTTAAACTCATTAGGTAGCTTCCTAGCCTCACTTGCCTTTATGTGTGGATTAGTTGCAATAGCTAATAATATCTCATATTTAGAGATTTCATCTACCGCTTTAATCTTTTGTCTTTTCTGAGTTTGTTTATAAAAAAACAATGCCTCTGGGATAGTCAGTTGCATTGTCTCTTGTTTTGAATACGAATAGTTATGAGCCATAAACTCATAGGTAAAAGTCATCAAGCTAGGAGGATATTCCTCTACTTCTGGCTCTGAAACTTTTGGCTGATTTTGGTAAATAAACCCAGCAGTTCTTGCACTCCGTTAGCTTCTAAGATTTCATCCACTAACTTAGTCAACTCTACAAGGTTCATCTCTTTGATTTGCTCTTCTGTGTAAGTTTTTCCACTTAGGATAACTAATACAGGGATAGCCTTTTCAAGATTACCTAGAATTGTAGCCATAGTTGACTGTGCTACATTCTCTGGATCTATTTGTGAAGATAACTCAAGAATTGGTTGTAATTCCTGAGTTAAATCTAATACTTGTGATATTGTTAATGCTTTAATTGCCATAATTTATGATTAAGCTGGTGTTCCGATATATCCTAGTATACCATCTGTATTTGTAGCGTCAATAAGAGCCATAAATTCTACTTCTATTTGACTTCTGTCATTTGACCAAGAAACTTCAATTGTCTCAGAAGATACAACTGCTTTGTGTAAAGTTATATCTGAACTTAGATCACTTCCTTTAATAACAGGGTGGACAACTAATTTTTTAGCTAATGCTCTGGTTGAAGCTCCTACAGTCTCTCCAATCTTTAATTTCCCTCCAGCTGTATCTGCAGTTTGTATTATGTTTTGTAATACTGAGAAGCTATATTCTGACATAGGAACTGTAACTTTTAATTGTCGTCCTACCTCAATCATATCAAAAGGAGTTTCTACTCCATAAGTATCAGATGATTGCATAACTCTCTGAGTTATAACCTCTAATCTTACTTCTCCTTCGGTCTCACCTAAAGATGTTCCTCCCCAAGTGACTGTAGCGTATCCAACATTGATGTCTTGTAATGCCATATTCGTATAAATTAATTATATTCTTATATTACCATCTGTTGCCTAATTTTTTATTTCAAGCACATAATTCCCTGTAAACACTGCTCGACCCGTTTCATCTTCCCCTATATCTGTAGGCTCTTGCAAGGCAAATACAGTATAAATTTCAGTCCCTCCCATTGTCTGAGCATATAATTGATGTAGGCTATCATATATCTCATAAGATAACTGTTGAGCAGTTTCATAATTAGTATTTCTAACTACAATTTGTATAGTAGGTTTTATTATGTCTAAATATGTAGTAGGCTCTACACCCCCTGACTGAAATATACCAACACAATTATCTACATTGGCAGGTAAAGTTCCTATAAATAAATCTGTCCCTAATGTAAGACTTGTATTGCTGTTTATGTAATTGGCTATATCTGTAAGTAATGTCATAGTTTTTTCTTTAATTCACTTGCTAAGACTTGTCGAGCCACTCTATTCCAAGTGCTGATATTCTCTTTTAATGGATTTTCTAAGTATTTACTTTTCCTACCATTGCTCCAATTTCTAACTACTCGGCTTCCATCTCTTCTCATACCCTCGTGCTGATACATTGCATACTTTGTATTATATCCTGTAATCCAATACTGCCCTTCTCGTCTAAAAAACCCTGATTGAGATAATCTCCCACTAGCAAAAGGCACAACAAACCTAGACAATCTAAGCAATTCACCAGCACATATTCTACCCCATTCATCCATAGGATTTATAGTCTGAAGCTTTTTTAAGTTTTTGCTTAATGTATTTTTTTTAATTTTAATACTAGACATACTTTTGGCATAATAGCTTCTTATGGTGAATATTCCCTAGCCTGTCTCTTAATATCTGGACTTCTATCACTCTAAATTCAATATCATCTGCTGTAATTGTATCATCTACTGCTACTGTTGTGTCTGGATATACCCATACCTCTACATCATAATCTAAGGGTTTTGCTTGTAATCCTCTATCTTGTCTATTAGCATATACTAACCTAGCTTTAATATAAGTAACTGTAGTAGTTGGTTTCCCATACTTATTATAAGCAGTTCTAGTGTTTAACTCTATATCTTGATTTAAGTATCTGGATAAATCAATCATACTAGTATGTCATATAGCCTGTTGTATCAATCAAGCCTTGTAATAACTGATTAGCAAGAGGGGAGAATGGCATACCTCCGACTAGTGCAAACCTTACACTATCTGTACCATAAGTCTCAGACAAATCTCCTATTTTGTATGAATTAACTCCTGAGATTATATTTAATATATCCTCATCTTTATATCTACTCAAAAAATATGCCTGTTCTATCTGTGCATTCTTTATCTTTTTATCTATTGGAGATATAAATAACACTTGGCTAGTTGTATCTGGTTGTATATCCCACCCTGACACGGTTGCTGTGCCTGTAGAGCTTGTCCAATCTGTTATAGCTCTTACCTGCCCTCTACCTGTACCTTCTCTAATTACAGCTACTCCTCCATTTAAAACATCATCAGCTAAATACTGCTGTCCTCCTAACTGCAAAACTGACACTGTGGTGCTAGTTGCACTGCTTACATTGCCATAGTATAACCTGTCTATATTAACCCTTGGGAAGGCTAAATTCTGCTCTCTACGGTAGTCTTTATCTGTATGATATACTTTATATCCTTTATACCTTAGTTGATCCATTTGCAAAGCGGCTTGTTTTAAGAAACCTTCTTTTTGTACTGTGGATAACCCAGCCCAATGTGAATAATTCTGCTTAACAGCTAAATAATCATTAGCTTCAGCAATGCTTACATAAGAGTCTTGGTCTGGATGTGATAATATTGTGTTTAATGCCATAATCTTATAGGTTTATTACTATAAGTTTACCATCTGTTGCCTTATCTCATTATATGATTTCCTTAAACTAAATTGACTTGCATACTCTGACCGCTTCTTATCTAATCCTCTTCTAAATTGTCCTTTTTCTGCTTTCCAGTCGTTAAAAGCTTGTCTCATCTGTTTTCTTAATGACTTAATTCTAGGCTCATACCATAATCCTAAATCGTGCTGGTCATAATCCTGCCTATAATATACAGCTTTACTCATATCACAGCCTATCTCATAGCAATATCTCTCATCAAAGTATTCAGCTATCCCGTGTGCATTAGGAATTATAACTGGTGAGCCTACATTCATAGCTTCAAGTGGTGTCATTCCAAAACCTTCTCCTCTAGATGGGAATACAAAGCAATCGTGACTAGCTAATAAGTCTACTAACTGCTCTGGAGTGTAATCTTCTATAATAGACTCTATATTTAAGTTCATATAGGGATAATTATTGCCTCCAATCCCCTTAACTGTTAATTTTACCCATTCTTCTGGATGAAACTCCTGTGTAAAAGCATCTACTACAATATCAAAACCCTTTCTAAAGTCAAAAGCATTATAATGAAGGAACCTAAACACTCTATTCTCTGGTCTTGGTCTGTAAGTATATAAATCTGTATCTATTCCGTGTGGTATAACTATACTATCTATTCCAAACTGATTATAAAATATATCTCTTGCAAACTTGCTAGGTGTTATGAGTAAATCTAATTCTCTGATATAAGGCTCCCAATCTGGTGGACATTTTGTCGACTCAAACATAAAATAACCTATTTTCTTCTTACATCCATCTAACATTGGCACTTGTGGTGGTTGATAATATAAGAAACCTACATCTTGCCCTTTATTTTTGGTCTCTAAGACTATTTCTTTATCTTCTTGGCTAATTCTATACCAAGTGTTAGCTACATTGCCAAAACCGCCTATTTTAGTCTTAAGCGGTGGGGTAGCATAGTATATTGATTTCATATTAACTTATTTCTTAATTCCTTTAGCTTAAGAGCATAATCTAAAGCTTCTTTCCCTCTAGCTCCAAATAATAATAAAGTATAATGTCTAATTTCTTTATTTATTTTAGCATTATGCTTATCTACCCAATTATATAAACTATCTACTTGTTTAGTGATTTTCATACTTGATATGATTAATTATTATATTTTAATTATAAACTAAAAAGAGCTATATTTCAAGCTCTTAATAGTAGGTGAGTAGGGTTATAGATTAAACTGTTCTATAAGCTACTGCTAATCCTTGTCTCATTATAGCAACACCATAAAGGATTTCAGCTCTTGCAAACATTCCTCCTACTTTGGCATCATATCCCATAGTCAATCTTAGAGATAATCCTGTTGCTGGATCATTGTATACTCCTTGTTTTACTCCAAGTCCATCTCCATCAACTGGAAGTGGTCGTACAGCAATAGCAAAAGCATCTCTGTGGAAAGCCATATTTTGTTTTCGTACTGGGCTTCCTCCTGATTGGATTAATTGAGTTTCAAATAATCCTAATCCAGCTACTTTAGGAATTATAGCATCTTGTACTGGCATTGGGCTTCCAAATTCTAGAGCTTTGCTAATATTAGTGTCTTTTAACAAACTAGCATATACATCTTCATTTAATGTAAAAATGAAAGGTCCAGAAAGAGGAGCTTTGTTTTTAACTAAAGTTTTTCTAAGATCTACTAAATCCTGATAAGCATTAGCAGTAGGAGTAACTGAATTTGTTAAAGAAGTTCCAAGGGAAGCAACAGAAATATCTACAGCTTCTAATACTGAACTAATAGCTTCATTGATATATCCTTGTAATACATCTGGTCGTGATTGTGCTCGTCCAACATCTTCAATCAAAACGGTCTTGTGTCTGTGTTGGTTAAGAGTAACTGTTACATCACTGTCAGCAGGAGCAGTATTTGCATATTCAGATCCAGCTACTTTAGTATCAGCAGATCCTAAATCTCCTAAGAAACCAACTTTTACAGCTTCTCCAAATTGTCTTACATCATTTGAAAAATCAGTGTTTACAAATCGAGAAATTCCTCTGTTTGCTCTTAAGGTCTTCATAGCGGTTGCAGCAGCAACTGTAGGAATGAATGAGTCAAGTAATGACTTTGTTATTTCATTGGCCATATTGGTAATTTAATTTATTGTCCTATTAATATTCGTCCTTCTTTTTTAGCTTCGGTTATAGCTTGTATATTCTTAGCTACAAAATCTGAGTCCTTCAATTGTGATTCTTTGAATATAACACCAGTTGAGCTTGAGGAGTTCCCTCCATTAGCGTTCCCAGCATTGCTAGTTGTTTCAGCTTTGAAAAGATAAGGCATTTCGGTCTTGATACGAGTCAATTCTGATGTAAGTCCTGTGATGTTAACCTCACCTGTCTCATCAGTAACATTATCAGTTTCGATAAACTTCATAACTGCTTTTAAGTCGTGAGGATTATACTTTACTGCTTCCTGTATTAGAGATTTTTCAAGATTGCTTTGTCTATACCTATTTTGTACATCCTTTAGCTCCTGTTCTCGGGTCTCTG